GGACTTGCGAGCACGATGTTGTTAATGTTACGAATATTAATACCAGTGCTAAAAGTACCGTAGCTCGCAATAGTTGTTGAGTTTTTATGTTTCTCAACAAGTCCACGAATTTTCTCTCTTTGATCTGTATCTGTGCCGCCATATACGAAATATACATTTTCGTCGCCTTTCATATCATTATATAATATTTTACCATGTTTTTCTACTAACTGAAATAAACATAAAGTGTTGCCATCAATATTACGAAGCAGCTCCAAAATAAAATGATTTCTTGACTCACTTGAAACCAAATAATCAAGTTCTTCAGCATAAGTCATCCTTTCTCTTATGTTGGGATGTTTTAATATTATACATTTTATTTTCAGATTAGCAAGAGTTTTTTTGTCCATCAACTGTTTAGTTGTTGTCACTTTCTTAGCTGGGCCAAATAAACCTTCTAATACCAATTTGTGTGTTTGTGTACCATCTAGCGTACCTGTAAATCCAAATCTGTACTTGCATAGATGCAGTTTGGTCATAATGCCAGTAAGAGACTTGGCTTTAAAAAGGTGTGCTTCATCACCTATTACACACCCAAATTGTTCAAAATATTTTTTGGGCATTTTATAGAGAGACTGCCATGTAGATATCACAACATCCTTGATAACTTTTCGGTCATGGCCCTGATATATTCGTTGACAATATGTACCAGGCGACCACCCATAGTCTTGAAAATCTGTATACATCTGTTCAACTAATGACGTTGTAGGAACGAGAATTAATATTTGTTCTCCTGCCATTTGGTAATATCGTACTAAGGAATATATTACAAGGGATTTACCAGAAGCAGTAGGACTAACAATAAGAGAACGATTTCTTGAAATGGCATGTTGCACAGCTTGAATTTGATAATCTCGTATTTTGAGAGATTTTCCTTTACTTTTGGGTTTAAGCGATCTGACGAATCCGCTAACAACTTCACTAGAAACATCCCTCCCATTTTCTACCCCCTTCTCAAGTATATAGGAAATATTGCGTTTATCACAATATCTTTTAACATATTCCAACAACCCCACATATATTTCACCAGTGCCCGGGCTAAATAATCGTATTTTACCATCCCATATACGATTTTTGTACATAGGCATAAATCTAGCGCCTGGTACTTCAAATGTAAAATACTCAAACAATTCTCTTGACTCAGAAGGTTGTAAATCTGATAATGACAGATATACCTCATTCTTCTTTGAGATAATCATTATGCAGGCCCAAGACTCCAACCCACTAATGATTTTCTAACACCAGACTTAACGGGTCTTACCCTATGCCACATATTAGATTCAAAGAATAAAACATTTTGTTTTGTCTCTTGTGCAGCAAATGTAATATATCGTTTTCCATCCTGTTCATGTCCCGGCCCGTAAACTTCTAAGTCAAATTCTCCACCTGTATAATCATCATTTAGAAGAATTGAAAATGTCACCTTTCGTATTTTTCCGTCAGAATAAGGTTTGGCAAGTATATCTTGATGCCAACCATATTCACCACCTACAGGATACTCAGAATATTGTAACGGTTCAATAGTATCGATATCACATTGCCATCGATCTTTATTGATATCCTTGACCATTCTAAAAATTTGTTGGGTAATACTTTCCGTACCACCACCCCCCGGGCCGCCGATTGGATGTTCTAACCAAGTTATATTTGATCGTCTGTTAACCCGTCCAGTTGGTGTAACAATAGTCCCATCACCCAAATCATTTTTTTTGTGCAATAGTATCTCGTTGATAAAATCTTCATCAATATGTGTAAGTAAATAATCTATCATTATATCATCCCTGCTTCGAATTTTTTCCACTCTATAGAGTGTTTGATATCCCATCCACGATTGTCTATAGATTTAATTACGCCCTTGCAATAATCCACACAAGCTTCGTAGTAACCAATTTTATTAGAAATTTTGAGGATATCTTCATCAGACTGTATATACATAACAAGGTCTGTTTTCATAACTTTAATGTCAAACGGCTTTGCAGCATATACCTTTGCTTCTGCCTTACCACCATAATACTCCCATTTCTGTCGATATAGGAGCTGATGGTCTGTTTTTGTTTTAACCAACAGAAGTTCGAAATCTGCCTTAAAGTCTAACCATTTCTGTTTAATAACTTGATTTTTATAGGATTCTTGATCAATCCGTTCAAAATCAGAAATAGGAAGGTCTGTTTTTGCCGTTTCTTTTAGTACTTCTAAATCCATAGTAACTCCATAATAAAAAAATGAGCAGTTTGGTTTCTCTCCCTTGTTTTATATTACCACAATCGATGTTGTGTGTTATAGATTTGATAAATGTTAAAGCTTACCAAATCTGCTCGATTCTATTTATATCGTATTAATTTCATAAATCTGGTACTGGAAGGTACCAGTACATGTCATATACGCAACATCGGTAGCTCCTTGATTAAATTCTAAGCTACCAATCGTAGTTGGGAAAACATTTTTAAAATCAATTTCTATTACGGGATTGTTCTTATTCGTCAAAACTATAAGGTTTGCGTCAGAATACATTGCTCTGTCCCGTTGTGGTTTGCCTTGAACACCAATATCATTTTGTTGTGAACTAGCAGGAGTTGTGGGTGGAGTGTTGGAAGTTGTGTCTCTAAAAGTAGAAAATTGGGTTCTGCTTTCTGGAAACCCAATACCAGTAATCCAATTGTGTAAACTAATATAATTTTCTAGGTATTCATCAACCAAAAAGGTTATGGTTAGAGGGTCATATGTCACCTTATCCCCCATAATTGGAATATCTTTATATGATGTTTCTAAATTTGCTGTAGACATGGAGATGCCTGGCAAATTACAAGATTGCACAAAAAATTCTACTTTCGGTAGTTGATGAATTCCAAACTTAAATTGTGTGGGACTAACATAGTCCAATTTATCTGGTTGTCTTCCTAGTGGCCCTGCCATTATATTTCCTTAATATAGTCTGTATGGTTAAACCCGAAGCTTGATAATCAACGGCATATTAGTATTTATGAAATAAAAAAGGGGAAGCCCGAAAGCCTCCCCAAGTTTATAGTTTAGTTTCTTATGATTACATAAGGTTAGTAACTTTAACCCTACGATACCAAGCGTTGGTGTTAGCATCCAAAGAAGCATCGGTGTTAACTGTATCACCAGCAGATGCTCCACCAGCAGCAGCAAACGGGTTAGCAGCAAGACCATAACGTGTCTTGAAACCAATCTTGGGTTGGAAGCTGTTTTCACCAACCGCACGAACCATCTGAAGAGGCACATACGGGCAATAGAAGAAGCCAGCGTCATAAGGAGATGTGCCCTTATAACCACAAACGTAATACTGAGAAGCAGCAACATTTGCCGAATAAGGATCAACATAAACTTTGAAACGACCATTCATAACACCAGCAAAGGTGGTGGATGTATCGTCTACATTAAGATTGTTATTGAGAGCAGGCGTATAATCAAGTACACCAGCCATATTAAGAGCAGAAGCAACGTCTGCTGATACAATCAGCAAGTTACCTTTACCCCGGCGAGTCTGTTGACCAACCGCATTGGCGTCACGTTCAATAGCGAACATAAGACCTTTGAATTTTTCAACTGACCAACGACCATTTGAGTCGGTGTCGAGATCGAAAATACCAGCATTTGACGTATTGATTTGAGCACCAGCAACAGCGGTGATATACAATGAACGAACAACTTCACGGTTAATTTCTGCAAGAATTTCAGAACTAAGAATATTTGCAAGTTCTGTCTCTGCGTCCAAGCCGTGGATTGCTTTCAAGTCCTGAGCAAGTTCCATCGTGTACTCGGCTTTGAGCGCACGGGAAACTGCCGTAACAGTGGATTTCTCGATTGAGAACGCCATTTCTGCAAAAGCATTAGATGAACTATCGCCCAATGCTTCAGCCTGAGCTGTAGTCATACCAGTTGCACTGACATAAGTACCGGCCGGCGAATCGTTAAGAACCGCAGGATTGGTCTCAGTACTTCCAACGTCACCACCACCGATAGTACCAGCAGCGTTTTGGTTGGAGGTGTCGGGCATTGACTCGTCTACGAGAGCTTCTGCACCGTCTTGTGAAGTAAACGATGAACGCATTGCAAAGATAAGACCAGTAGGCCCTGTCATTGGTTGCACACCGCATACGTCATATGCGATTAAGTTGGGCATTGCACGCCGAACGAGAGAAATGAGAATTGGGTCCCATGTATCCATCTGTCCGCCGGACATTGCATTTACAGGAGCAACCTCAGAAAGCATCTGACGATCCTCCCTTAAAGCAGCTTCTTGATTTTCTAGGATGAGAGTGGTAACTGCCCGCTTATAAGAATCCTCAATCGGGGGAAGATCGGGGTGTTCTAGGACTGGCTGCCACTTTTCTTGTAGATGTTCTGTCTGAAACATTAGTTTCTCCTTTATTTTTACATCATTTTTATAATATTAACTGGCACGTTGCTTGTTACGACTGATAGCCGACATATATGCTGTCATAGCACCTGTCGTATCAATGTCCTGTGCGGTGCCACCATCTTCATCATCAAAGGTAGTGCCGTCAACGGACTGTGTTACTCTTGGAAAATAACTTTCCTTAAGCGTGTTAAGTTTTTCTTTAAAGGACTCTTCATCGGAAAACTCAACGTCTTGGGTCAAATGACGGAACTTTTCAATTTCCGTATCAGCCAAATCTTCAGTAACTTCCAAAATGGCCGACTCCCGAACTAGGTCATTATTAGAACTCTTAACATTGATATTTTTTTGAATTTCTTCGTTAAGTTTTTCTTCTAGCTCGGTAATTTTTTCAGATTGTGCCTCAAGTACATCGTACTTCTCATCAGGCACATCAATATAGTGATCTTCAAACAACTGTTTCAGTCCAGAAATAAAGTCTTCTGCAATTTCGCCTTTAAGTCCACGCTCAATTGCCAACTCGTTTTCTTTTGTCCATTCGTCTACAACGTAATTAAGATAGTTGTCGATTTTTTCTGTCAATTCGTCTTTAGTAGTTTCGAATTGTTTTTCATACTCTTCTTTCAGCTCGTCATCTATACGAGAGATTTCTTCACGGGTTCGTGATTTAACAGCAGCTTCAAAAATTGTAGCTGCCTTATTTTTGAATTCCTCAGAAAGGTCTTCACCTTCTACAAGAGCAGCAACATCTTCTTTGACATTAATCGATTTGATTTTTTCTTCGATCTCTGCTCTTTCTTGTTCCAATTTCTTGAGAGCTTCATCAGTTTCAGCATTCTCTGCTTCTTCCAATTTAGCTGCATGAGAAGCAAGCATTTCTTCAATATCAGACTTCTTCATTTTTGCAATACTCTCAAGGTGTTGAGATTTAGTAAGTCTTTTTCCTTCAGTAATTTCGTCACCTTCAGCTTCAAAACCAGCTGCGAGTTTCTTTTTCTCGCCAGGCAACGCTTCTCCAGAGCTTCCTTGTTTCACTTTAGTCTCTCCTTTTTCCTGGCGTTCGATATCTTTATCATTTGCATCTTTAGCCTGAGCAGTTGCTTTCTTTCCAATAGCCTGATCAGGCAAATCATTGTTTGCTTTTGCTTCCTTACCAGAACCATCAGCTTCAATTGATTTTATTACTTGATCACCCTTTTTTGAAATAGGATTATTTTTCATCGGGCCGCCAGCAGTAACATCGCCCGAAGCTGCATCACCTTTAGCAGCATCATGTTTTTGACCACCAACATCTTTACGAGTGCCGGGTACGGATTCTTTTTTATCAGCTCCTGCTACATTTGCAGCAGGGTCTTTAGCTTTTCCAACACCTTCATCGGCGTTATTGGAGCCCAACCCTAAGTCTTGTTTGGAACCACTTGTTCCATCATTCAAAGGTTTTTCCGAAGCTTCTTCAAGTTCCGCAAGAACTTCAGCTTCAAGCTCCTCTATTGTTTGATCTAATTCGGACATAGGGTTTCTCCTTCTTTATCCTGTAATATTTATTTATAAATTATAACCTTTTAAGAAACTTTGCAAAAGCTAATGCCTTCTTATTATCTTCCGCTAATCTTCGTTTCACATCAAATGCTTTTCTCATTTGGACTAATTCAGCTTCCATCAAAGCTCCATTATTCCAAACCCACTCTCTACCTTCCATAATTCCCTCTACAAATGCATTTGGCGCAGAAGGATCAGCAACGATGTCCGCAGCTGTAGCAAGATAAAAATCATCCTTTACATAATTAGTTCCACCTTTAGATTCTAAACTACCCATGCCTCTTGAAGAAACACCTAGTTTAGCACCTTCGTCCATTAGATTTTTTACGATTTTGCCCATCGGCGTGGCCATAATTTTAGCTTCGCCAATGAAATTTTTGCCATCTGGGTATAAATCTGTGATTATATGTGATACTCGTTCAAGGTTTACCGTTGGACCGTCTGGATGTCCTAATTCTCCAAATGCACGTTTTTCCTTGATAAAATTCTTGTGATATTTTGCTACTTCCTTAGCAAGCACTTGTTCTGGATATATCCGGCCATTGCGATTTTTAACATCAGCTTGCATGAAACATCCCTTAATCTTATAAGTTTTATCCCCACTTGATTCGTTTGCTTCTACAATAAACTCGGCATCATCGATTTGTTCAGAAATTAATCGCATTTATCTTTCCTATGCTCCTCTTTCTAAGTTGTCCCAACCAGAAACTTTTCTCATTTTTAAAATAAGTGTTCCAACACAAGCTGCGTCATTTTCGAGATAGATATCTCCATCTATACCTGTACTAGCATTATTTGAAATAGAAGGCATTGCCTGACCACCAGCATTATAACTACCATTTGCATTTAATGTTAATGCTGTTACGTTTGAGTCGGCGTTCCACTCTACCTCTAATGTTGAACTGACCGTCCACCAAGCACTTACGATTGTTACTCTAGGATCAGTTGCAGCACCAGTAAGCGCAGAAACATCTACAACTTTTGTAGCAGTTCCGTTTGTACCAGTGATTGTGGTTTTCGTAACCACTTCCCAATCAGAATCCATCAAAGTTTGTGTTGTGTATGCCATATTCTACCCCTATATTGACAACATTTCTCGTTCAAAGTATTTAGTTAAAGCCTTCTCAGGAACTTTATGTTTTTTTGCTACTACAGATAGAGTTTTCTCAAAACTATTTAGGAAATCAGAAGGCTTAGCGTCCATCTTAACGAAAATGGCGTCAACAGCATCTTTCATCTTAGGAGACAATTTTTTATATTCCGTAGACTTCTTATGCTCGTCTTTTTCTATAACAGTAGTTTCATACAGATTTTCAAAACGAATCATCTTCCCCCACCTGTGTTTTAACAAATTCTTTAGAAATTTCTTTACGTTTTAACTCTAAGGAATCCCCTACTTTATGAGAAATGGCAGTGTTAAAAGCATTCTGAGCTTTAACATTATCTCCACTAGCAATTGCGTCTACAAATTCTTTACTACTCATTTTTTCTTTCCTTTCACGGTTAGACTTTTATCAAATTCATCCTCTACTGGTTCTTCTCCCTCTGGTGGAGCCGCCCCTTCCTCCTCTGGAGGCATACCAAGAGCCATTTTCGCCCTATCAGCAGCATCCATCTCTGGGTCCATAGGCATTCCATCTGGTCCGACAGGAACAGCACGAACCCCATCACTACCTGGCGGTATAACAAGGCCGCCATCCATCGGGTCTGTATCCATTTCAGTTTTAATCTGATCACGCATGAGCTGAATTTCAGCATCAGTCATGTGTAATACATGTTTCAAAACATATTCTTTACTAAAGAATGTACCAATATATGGTTCAATAGTACCTAACTGGTTAACACGATCCTCTAACAACTCTGATTCTTTAAGAGCTGCAAAATAACCATCTTGCAAGAAATCGTATTGGATATGTTCTTGCATCTTCGGCCAATCTTCTGGGCCTATTACCCCTTTAAGGAGAAGGTTGGTTTTAAGTATGTCAGTGAATAGGGGTGTGAACTTCTTCCTAATCCGTTGAACAAACTTAGTGAATTTGAGTTCATCTCTTGTGATTTCAGTTGTTCGGCCGAGAGAGAAAGCTTGTTCACTTTCAAGTCTTGAAATTGGCACGTTAAGTGAACGGTATAATTTCCGTTGGAAGTATACGATGTCATCAATTTCACCTAGATTTGAACCGCCTGGTAATGTTGTAATTTCTGTACCTCGGCCACCCTCTCTTCGGGGGAGCCAAAAATCTTCTAACATACTCATGTGGTTTCTATCATCACGAATTTCACCAGTAGATGCGTCATATACCAACTTATTTCGATAACGATTCATAACGTCTTTAAGATACTGTTCTGCTTTAATTTTGGGAAGATTACCAACATCAATGTAGAAAATTCTACGTTCTGGGGCTCTTGAAATACGGTAAATTACAATCGCATCTTCAATCATTCGTAATTGATTTACAGGTTTAATTGCTTTATGAAGATAAGACATAATCCGGCCACTGTTACCGTCCATTAAACCAGAAGGCACATAAGTTATGGAATCTATTGCAATTTTTATACCCTGCATCGGGCCGGCGCTGCCCATGCCGTCTAGTAAAATCCCTTTCTCATTATAAACAAAATATTCATTGATTTTTTTAATAAGCTCTATGCCAGTTTTGGGGTCTTTATCTTTTTCTATTTCCCGTACTTTTTTGATTTTTGTAGGATCGATATAGCGAAGCTCACAGATGCCCTTTCTGGGATTAGCCTCATCAATCAATTTATGAT